GTTATCGGTAACCGGATAATAAGCTTCCTGATAAGTTGACCGTCCTTGGTTACTACACGTGGATTGCGTGTAGGCACGGATGAAGATCACAGTATTCTAGAACTGTGGTAAAAGGAAAATTTCCTGCTAGATAGGTTTTCATCAACTGATAATTAGGCGTTCCCTATTATTAGCTCTGTTGTGTCTTCTAGATGCTTTGAAATATAAAAAACATAAAAAGTGGTTATATTTAGACACTCACCAAACAATGGCACAACTTTACGTTGTTTGGGTTAAGAGGTTATTTAATACCACACAATTCTCCTACTTACGAAAATCAAAAAACTTTCCGGGGTAATGACTGTTAATCCTCTCACAGTCGTATGGATTTTTAAAAAATACTTGTAATATGAGTTATTACAAGGCATCAATTATTTATTCAGGAGATTTGTTAAGCACTGTGCCTCGTGTGTATCATGAAGATATCTGCTCTGTTTGCAGAAATCCCATGTATTATCATGAAATTTTAGTAAACACAATTTGTGATCATGTAATTCATTTTGCATGTTTTAAAATGTGGTCTGCTAATAACACATCTGCTAATTTACCTTGCACTGTATGTCGTACTGGTTTAGAAGATATTTCTCGTGGTGTCACTAGAATGTCTGCTTTAGAATCTGACAGTATGAGCTTTGTGCACCCAATGATAATTCGAGCAAGAAGATTGTTCCCTGCATTGTTGGCGGCAAGAAATTCATTTTATTTATCTTTAAATAGAACATCTGGTTATTCATTGGGTCAATTTACCCAAAGGGTGATCATGCCATTATTTTTAGAAAAACATGAATTTTATCCCTATGATCTATCTTTTTATATGAGTAAATTAGATGGTCATTATCAATCAAATTTAGGTATAATGCCTCGTTATCGAAATAGAAATCATTGGTTTCAATTTGTTTATGATGTGATTTTTGCATTTGAACAAATAATGATAGTTATTTCAAATTGGAATTATACCGAACCCCAGCCTATAGTTGTGCATATATTACCTGGGGTAGTATCAGAATTAAAAAATTTTTGGACTGGTAAACGAAGAACCATTACGGAATATGAGATGAGTATTATAAAATGCAAAGAATTAACTAAAGTAGTTGATACTAATGTTGATGTAGAATTATTAACTAATAATTTGGCACCATTAATTGCAATTTATGATCATGCTAGTATATTTGATCAACATCTAATTGATGTTGATGAAGTTAAAAATCATATTAAAAATAGCATGAAATTGACTCTTAAATTCATATCCATATTATTTATGGTTTGGATGTTTATAGGTTTGATTATGTATAATATAAAACACAAACCGTGGCGTATTTTGTTAGGATATCCAATAATACCCACTCCTGATGAGCGTCAGTGGTAATCGATTAAAGTGGTTTAACCTTGTAACAGTGAAGTCAACTGTGAGTAGGTTACCTCCACCAAAAGCTAAACCTATTAAACAGGGTTCTTATCGTTTTTTAGGTGTTAAAACCAAAAAACCATTTGATCAAAGTGTTAATAGTTGTTATCAAAGCTTTTTTAATTCTAATCATTATACGCCCATTTATTTTAACTCCAATGCTCAAAATGAAAAAATTGCATTGGATCATCGTGTTGTGAAACAAACCCCAAAAATTGACGTTGAATATATGAAGGAATTTGTCCAGTTTGTAAAGGACAATTTAAATAAATTTTTAACGTTTAAAAAATTGAAATCTGATAAATTTGATATATATATAAAAAATTCAAACTCTGCGCCATCAGTCAAGAAGAAATTGATTGAAGCGAACAGAAAAAATATTGAAGAAGGTGTAGGAGAAACCACATCTTTTTCATACAACCAATTGTACAAAATGACAACTCGTAAATCTTTTGTAAAAGTTGAATGTCTGTGTTATAAAACTATATGTGGATGCCTTGATAAAGCCCCTAGATTAATTCAGGGTGGATCGGCAGAATATGTAGCTATTGTAGGACCATTCTTTTCAGCTTTCCAAAGATATATGAAAAAACAATTAAATTCAAATAATTTTGTACATTTTACCAGTGGCTCTAATTCCCGGGCCATGGGTAAGTTCACCGAAAAATTCTTTAACAATGTATTTGAGAATGATGTATCTGCGTATGATGCATCTATATCTAAACCATTATGTGAATTGGAAGTGTGGATTGCTGGTAAATTTGGAGCAGCAAGAGCTGTAACAGATTTAATGAAATCTAATATTAAAACCCATGGTTATACCATGAATGGTTTTAAATATAATGTTGAAGGAACTAGAAAATCAGGTGATCCTTTCACCTCATGTTTCAATTCCTTATTAAATATGATGATGCATATTTTCATTTTTGTTGAACAGACAGGTGTATCCGTTGAACATGTAAAAGAAAATATTAAAATGTTAGTTATGGGGGACGATAACTTAGCATCACATTCGGGAACAGAAATAAATTGGGCACCTAGTTTTTTAAAACTTGGTTTCGTGACTGTCAGTATTTATCAACCTGACATATATAGTTCACAGTTCTGTTCAAGTGTACCAATACCAGATAATGATGGTATTGTCTTTATACCCAAGCCTGGGAAAGTTTTATGTAAACTTGGTTACTTCATCAATCCACCTTTAAACGAAGACCCCAAATCTGTATTGCGGGGCGTTTGTTTAGGGTATGAAGTATTATCAAAAACTCCTTTATTTAATGGAATGTTCAATCATTTATTAAGGTATACACATGGTAGTGGTGTGTATAAACCCAAATGTTTTGAGCATAAATTTAATTATTCTCTTGTTAAACCTAATTTGTACACTATTTATTATATCTGTAGAAGGTATAATTTTTCAGTGGAACAGTTAGAGGAAGCTAATTCTGATTTATCCTGGATTAATGACACTACACGTAGTGCATTAATAAGGGCTATAATTGATCGGGATAGTGATGGCCCACAAGAGATATATACAAAATAATTATTTCCGTCCAGACACCAGGGGCAATGGTCACCTGATAAATCTACTCACAAGAAGTGGTCTGGTAATAAAATCTTGTATACTGCAAGAAGGTTACACGTAACCCGTGTTTGTCCTGGAGAACAAACTTAACATATACGCAAATAGTGTTCAATTTTAATTAAATCTTATTAATTTCTGCGCATGCTAGTAAGCAAAAAGAGCGCATATATCTTTAGTAGCTTAGCCCCACAAAAATGTCAACAAATTCAAAATCTAAAATTAATAAAACAATTAAAAAAATTAAAAAAGAGGAACGTCAGATTCGTTCTACTCTAAATAATAAAACTAAAAAACATAAAAATAAACAACAAAATCATGGTCGCCATATTCCCTCTTTGGGAATGATAGGGAGTATGCGTGATTTAGCCACTGTTGGTACAGCTGTTGGTGGTATTATTGCTAAAATAACTGGTAGTGGTTCATATAAAGTAAAAAATAATACACTGATGACTGATTCACAAATACCATCATTCAATCAGAATAAAACTGATGCTTTGGTTATGTCTGCTTCAGAAATGATTACTGATGTTCAATCATCAATAACGTTTCAATCAGATGTATGGTTGATTAATCCAACTAATCAAGCATTATTTCCTAGATTATCTCAACTTGCAGCATTATTTGAGCAATATGAGTTTTTAGGGTTGGTGTTTATGTATAAACCAACGTCTGCCATAGCTGTATCATCTACCAATACAGCATTGGGTACAATTGTATTATCCACTGAATATGATGTCGCTCGTCCCCCCTTTTTGTCAAAACAAGAGGCTGAGGCTTATGAATTTAGCACATCTTGTGTGCCATCAACAGGTATGTTACATCCTATTGAATGCAATCCTAAACAAGATATAATTAATGCTAGATATACACGAGGACCTTATGTGACTGATATACCTCCTGCCACTAATGCTTTATCGATCCAAGATAATTTGTCCAATGTTGGTAGATTACAGTTAATATCAGTTGGATCTCAGGCAGTTGCTACAACTGGTGAATTATGGGTTTCTTATCATGTTAAATTATCTAAACCTCGTGCTTTACCACCATCATTTCCATGTCAAATTCAGAAATATAGTGGAAGTACACTTGTTACTTTACCAATATCCACTGGGGGACAGGTTCCATTTTCTCCTTTGTCTTTTCCTGGACAAGTTATTGGAATTGGTAATAATCAATCTGCAGCAGTTGCAATGCAGTCTGATTCCACCATGCCCTTTTCTCAGGGATTTCCACAAGTATTTAATATTGGTAGTCAACAGTCTGGTGTGAATACTGCTTATACATTGGTAAATTTTGATGGTACTCCAGCCAATACTGCTTACCGTATTGAGGTTTTTACACGATTTGCTAATATCTCAACCACCACTAACATAACTTTATTGAATGATCCAACTTATGCATTTACTGGTGCTGTTGGTGCAAATTCTGATTATTTTTTCCCAGCTACACAAGTTACAGATTTAGAATTTGGTGCTGGTACAGTTGAATATGGTGGTCAGTATGTTGCAAATTCCCCATTATATCATGCATATTATTCAATATATGTACAGACAGGTGATGCAGCTTTTTCTAGTAGTAATAATCCATATGTACCTAATAATGCTTTATCATTGTATCCATATAATTTGGAGTATGTAGCAACAGTAGCTGATGTTGTGAATTATTCTACTACATTTATTATTACTAGGGTTCCATTGCCAGCTGGAAATCCTTCTGTATCAGTCCCAATACCTCCTTCATCTGCTGTGGTTACTACTTATGTTGCCACTAGCAAGCCATCAGGATTTGTTAATCCAGGTGTGAAAAAACGAGGTGTTCCCCCTAATACTCCTGTATTACGCAGAACAGATACTGTAATTGATATTGAAGAATGTCATAAAAGATTATCTGATCAGGAATGTTGGGAATGTAATGCCATAATAAATCCATATGGATCGCATAGACCAGATGCTTATTATTCTGATTTATGTAAGAATTGTGATGATAAATATAAATTACGTGCTAGTAAAATGCATTAAATTGATTTTGTTATTAAAACAAAGGAAGCTTCAAAACGAGGGTTAAAACTGCCCATCTCCTCCCGAAAGGGTTAAGCAAACCAAATGGAAGTGCTGATGCACTTGTTGATCGCCATATAGTTGGCGTAATTGTGGTATTTACCACAACCACACCTCAACCAATATTACAGTATTTTGGTTGAAGGGTTGTTAATTTATTTAACAACTATAGAAATAGGTTTCGTATTTCTACACGTTCCCATAAAACGTGTCTAATATAATATGCCGGAATTGTATGGAATTCCGGACGGTGTGTGTAGTTACATCGAAAACCATAACTACTATATGACGATTGGGGCCTTATACCTTTCGCCGTTGATGTGTAATTCATTGACTTATTTATC